CTCTCCGTCTCACTAACTATGGAGTTCTTTATGCGAAATCTTTCCGTTTTGACTACTCGTTCCTTCGTCACCGCCAACGTGAACCTCGGAGAATACGTCATCGGCAATCCCGATGACCTAATCAACGACGTTCTCGCTGACCTGGCGAAGGCCTTCGAGACCAAACTCGCTGCTGTTCGTTTTGCTTGGTATGAGATTCATATCGAGCATCTGACATCACACGAGTGTGGTGCATACGTGACGCCCTCAGAGCTTCGTGTCCTCGAGGATTTGTCCTTATTCTTTTCGGTGGCTAATACCATCTACATGAATGGGACGTTCTCAAAAGACTCGAATAACTGCAGCTTCACGTACTTTAATCTCAATACCGGATTGAAAGTCGCATGGATCGCCATGGCTTTGTGATTCGGGGAGAGGGCTACTCTTCACGCTGATTTGTTACCAGCGGTACCGGTTATCAAGTGCCCGTTGTGACGCGGGCCCCGGTAAGAAAACTAGGAAACTAGTCGGAGGTTCTCATGAAAACACGGAACGTCATTCAGTACGTGACGACGACCCAGGATTCTTTCAACAAGTCTACTCACGTTCGGTCTGTGACTCAGTCACGTCCGTCCGTTGGTGTGGACCAGTTGGTAGTTCTCCAGGATCAGCTTCACGGTGACTTTAAGACGATCTATGGTCACGAGTTCCGACGTGGGTTAGGGTCAGATTATGTAGGTACCCGTTTCCAGGATACCCCATCTGAGACTCTGCTCATAACAGGGAAGATTGCCACGTTCACTCGCACTCCGACGCTTCCCAGCGTTGGTGTTCTTAGGAACGATGCGATTGGAGATCTGTACAACAAATTGAGGTCCGGCGGTGTCGGCAGCGGTCTCGACTTAAGTGTCGATGCGGCTGAAGGCAGACAGGTCCTCAAGATGGTGTCAGATGTCGGTAAGCTTTCCAGGTTTGTGCGGTCTTTCTCCCCGAAAAACTGGGGGAACAAATGGTTAGAGTATCAGTACGGCTGGAGACCGCTAGTTAATAGCATCTACGGCACGTTTGACGCCCTAATGCATCGACGCCTCTACGAGTATCAAAGAGTGAAAGGCAAATCGCGTTCTGGGTCGACTTGGTTTGCAACCTACGACGATTTCAACGGTGTTGGTTCACGAGAGATCGTGAAACAAGATACGAGTTATCGTTATATGGTTGTGGCCGAGTTTAAAACTAAGAACACGATCCAACAGCAGCTGTCCGGTTATACTAGCCTTAACCCGGTTAGTATAGCTTGGGAGTTGCTACCGTACTCCTTCGTTGTCGATTGGGTCTACGACATTGGAGGTTACCTTAAGGCCCTTGAGGGCGCCTTGCTTTTCGGGCAAGGCTTTGTCAGGGGGTATGAAGTGGGAGGCTATAAGGTTCGCAACTCTGGAACTCTCTTAACCTATAAGCAAGCCATAGCTGGTACAACCACGCTGTGGCAGGCCGAAGGGTTTCAAGAGTATTCCTATAAGGTGCGTATCCCTCTTGGCGTCTCACCAATGCCCACTGTTCCTCAATTCAACGCCAACCTCGGTTGGCAGCGGCTTGTGAGCGCTGCGTCACTGATGTCGCAACACCTCCGGAAGTAATTCCTAAGTGTTGTGCGTTAAATTGCTCTCGTGGTTCGGCTTTGCCGAGCTTTTGTTCGGTCAATTTCTTTAGGAGCTTTTGCTCATGTCCGCAGTAACTGCAATTGTCATCGCAGATGCACAGGGAACTCCTGTGAACCACACCTTCACTCCACTCGGACCGGACACCAATGGTGTCTGGTGGTACGAGGACCAGTCTCAATCCACGCCGGTCGGGTACTGGCGCATCAGCCTTCAGCTGACGCGCACGCCCCCTGCCGGGAATGGAGTGGCTTCGTCTTCGAACCGCGTGAATCGGGTAAAGATTGGATTTCACATTCCCACTCTCGAAACCTTGGGGACCAACGACGCTGGCTTGACGCCTCCGCCGACGGTCTCCTACGTCACGAGAATGACGTGTGAGTTCATCTCCCCAGAACGGAACGTCTTGCAAAACCGCAAGGATCTGCGCAAGATGTTCGCTCTCCTTCTTGCTGACACCCAGGTGATCAACATGATGGAGAGTCTCCAGAACGTCTACTAAGACGTCTTCATTAAGACATCTTTAAACTAAAGGAGCGCTATGCCACACAAGGATTTTTATCCTATAGACGAAGTTTTCTTCGCTCTGTGTAAGCATGTCAACACGCCAGTCTCACTCGGCGCCTGGCTGAAGTTCAAGTATGCTCCAATGGAGCTGCTCAACTCTCAGTTAAGACCGAGCGACTATCTGGAGAATGACGTACAGAAGTTTGCCGGTGATTACCTCGTGACCGAGTACTTATCCAAGTACGAAGGTCACAGGGTCGACATCGACACTGCTTCCGTAGCCCTTTCGAAGTTCGACGCTTCGGAAGCTCAGTGTAAGGAGACGAATAGCCGTCTGATTAGATCGCGATCTGACAGTTCATGTCAGTTTGCGTCCCGGATTTTCCGGGCGCAAAGAAAAATCGCATCTCTTCTTGGGCCGTTCAGTCTTCATTGCATTGAGCCATTCTTTGGGTGGAGTCCCGGGGCTACTTACGACTTAAAACGTCGTGAGGCCCGTGTGGACGTAAAGCTTACCGCAGCTCCAATCACTGTTAGCGGACGGGCTCTCGAGCTTTTCGAGAGCGTAATACGCTGTGACCTTCACTGGTCGCAGGCCCTCCTCAATTGCGAACCTGTCGGCGATTGGTGTTTTGCACCAGGAACCTTCAAGATCGTAGATGAGTGCAGGGTTACGACAGTGCCGAAGTCCTCCAAGACTGATCGCGTAATTGCGATCGAGCCCACGGGTAACATCTATCTCCAGAAAGGAGTAGGTGGCTATTTCCGTAGGTGTCTAAAGAGGCGTGGTATCGATCTGGATGACCAGTCTGTCAATCAACGACTCGCTGCAGAAGCGAGCCGAATTGGCTTAGCTACCTTAGATCTTAAGGCGGCATCTGATACCGTTAGCAAGGAACTCGTTTTCGAGCTCCTTCCTGTTGACTGGGCGTTAGCACTAGACGCCCTTCGCAGCCATTGGGCCCTCAAGCCGAATGGTGAGCGTGTCAGACTCGAGAAATTCAGTTCCATGGGGAACGGATTCACTTTCGAGTTGGAGTCTCTCATCTTCTGGGCGCTATGCGATAGCGTCAGAGAAGAGCTTGACCCGCAGGGAGTTCTTTCGGTATATGGAGATGATCTCATTGTCAGTCGTAAGATTGCACTCGATGTAATCGAGTTCCTGGGATTCGCGGGGTTTACCGTCAATGATGAGAAATCATACGTTGATGGGTTATTCTTTGAATCTTGTGGAAAGCACTATTACAATGGCCATGAAGTCACGCCCTGCTACCAAAAGAAGACGTTCCGTAAGGACGCTGAGTTTATTCGTGCGTTTAATCGCATCACGCGATGGGCGATTCGGATGGAAGTTAATCCTCAAGATTTTCCTCCTTCCGCTCGCCTATTACGTGATAGTCCAAAGGGACTCAGAAACTGCGTTATCCCTTATGGGGATTCTTCGGATTCTGGGTTCCTAGTAGATACGACCGAACTCGTCGCCAAGTGCGTTCGCACCGATGTGAATCGGGGCTACCGCGTACGGGCTGTCACTGGCCTGTTGCGTTGCCTTCCCGGCAATGCTAGGGCCTTTTACTCGCTTGAACTCCGTCGTACACGTGAGGGTCTGTGTCAGTCTCCCCTTATGGGGGTTTCTGACCACTGCCTTAATCGGCAAAACTACGTAAGAGGGAAACCTATTTACGGAGATGACCTTTATATTAACGACGAAGATCCGATTGAGTGCAAACTCGGTTGGAGGTGGGTCATCCCACTTGGAGTCTGCCCCTTTACCGTGACAAAGTAAAG